TACCTATTTCAGCTGTCCATTCTAATGTTGCTTTCTTTTCTCTGATTGGAGAAAAAATATTATCAACACTCATCATTTCAAGCACAAAAGGAACTCCCCCGGACGTTACTTCAAGTGTAGCGCCGGAGTAATTTCTTTCGTGTATTTCTACCCTATAAACTTTTTCAAGTTCGTCTGCAAATTCAGAGAAGTATCGTAATCCGTATGCCATTTATCCTCTGAATTTTGCGTTTTTCTTTTGACCGTATTTCAGCAATACATCCAGGTCCGTGCCCTTTATTGTTGTGCTTAATTCTCCTGAGAAGCCTCCGCCGCCACTATTTGCAGATCCGTAATTTGCATTCATGCTATGCCCTGAATATGCACCATCAAGCATGCCGAAAAGTCTCCCTTGCTGAGTATTGGTAAGAATCATTTCGCCGCTTGAAACATTAATTGGGATATTATCCACGCCTGAGCGCCCACGAACAATACCACCGGTGTAGAATCCCTTTTCTTTTCCTTCATTCAATTTGGTTTTCAGATAGGCGCCTGCCGCAACCGCAGCTATACCAGCAGCAAGTGCTACGTATGGATTCTCAATCGTATTTTGGGCGGCAATCACAGAAGCAGCGAAGGCGATCATTGCCTTACCGATATTACTCATTGTGTCTGCTAATAACAGTGAAAAAACTTTCCCAGCATTTTCAAATCCTTCGCCACCCGCCAAAGCTGATCCTGCCATTTCCCCAAATGAAACAGTCATATCAACGGCTGCTTGTTGAATTGAGGCATTTATATTTTGAGATAGGTTTTGTATGGCATCTTGCTTCCGAATATTTTCAACTGCTTGCTTATAGCTTTGCCCTCCTTCTTTTGTCGCTTGGACAAATTTACCCATCCCCGCTTTGGTAGCTTCCGCCAAACTACCATATCTGTTAATTAGGTTTTGCTCTAATTCCCGTAAAGCAGAATCAATACTATTGGCTAAATCAATTTGGTCTTTCGATAAAAGATTGTTGCCAGATATTTTAGATCCAAGATTTTGAAAGGCAGATTTTGTTTTTCCATCGCCTGTTGTTTGATTGGAGAATTCTTTATTGAATTTGTCGGAATTAGAATCATAATTCAAACTGATTCCCTTTGGTTTCGCGACACCCACAACCCCTAATACGCCGTTTTGCTTGCGAAATTTAGCATTTATACTTGCCTCACTATCGGCAAGCGCCAACGTCATTTCGTCCTTGTATTCAGCAAGTTTTTCTGACAGCCACTTATTGCTTTCAATTTGGACTTTTCTTGCTGTTGCGTCATTCTGCTTTTTTAATTTCGCCTCCGCCTTCGGATTAATATCCCGGATATTGTATTGAGATCCGTACTCATCAGAAGAAACACTACTTGTGTCACCAGAAAATGACTTTACTGGTTGACTTTTACCGTTCAGTATTGCGCTGAATTCAGCCGCTCTTTCTTCCTTGGTTTTAAATATGTTTGATTTTGCGGCGCCTCCACCTAAAGAACGACCAGGTAAAGTCAGCATTCTGTCGAAGAATCCATTGACAATCCCGCCTTCTTTATTTAAGTCTCGAAGCTTGGCGAGTATAGCGCCTAATCCCGCAGCCATATCGTTTAGGCTATCGGTAATGCCAGTAGATTTACCAAGTTCAGCTATAAATAAAGTAGCCTGGCCAGTAGCATAATCAATATTTGAACCTAAATTTTGGGCGTTCTTTTGAGCATCAGCACCGAAAGTATTTTCAAGCTCAACGGTAAGTTTTGGAAGTAAATCACCGGCAAGGACTTCGCCCCTTTCGAGCATTTTATTAAGCTCGGAGGTAGTAACACCCATTGACTTAGCGGCAAGATTAAACGCGCCGTACAGCCTTTCCCCAAGTTGCCCCCGCAATTCTTCCGCCTGAACGTTCCCCTTGGAAACCATCTGAATAAATGCCCTGAAAGTCCCGTTCGTGTCATCCACTGACATTTGAAGAGCCGCAGATGTAGCCGTTACTGCCGCAAATAGACGTTCAGTTTTTTCACCTTCAAGGTTTGTGCCTCGTGTAGCAATTGTTAACTGAGCAAAGTTTGCGCCCAGATCAAGGACATTCTTATTGTAACGAGCGGCTAATCCCTCAAGGAACTGGGTATTTTTCCCGTATTGTTCCTGAGTTCCGGATGCGACTTTAAGCTGGTTTTCGAATTTCTGAACCTCTTTTGTCGAATCAAGAAAGATTTGACCACCTTTCATAACCGCAGCAAGGGATAAATAACCTTTTGCAAGATTACCTATCCCTCCAAGGGCTTGTTCGTTGTTATTTTTGTTATTGATTAAAGCGTTTGAATTGACCCTTAACGCTTCGGTATTTGTAGCTGTTTGATTGGCAACTTCTTTCATCTTACGCCCCAATGAATTCATTGAAGCTATAAGCTGTTCATTTGCTCTTGTTGAATCGTTAGTGCCTTTACTGAGCCGGTTTTGCGCGGTTAAGGTCCCATTCATGCCAACCGATAAAGAAGAAAGGTCAGTCTTTGCTTTTGCCACTGACGCAGTCCAGTCGGTCAGGTCTCCTTTAAATTTCAGTACTAATTCCGGATCCATTTTTCACACTGTGTTCAAGTCTCAACCTCTCTTTCAACCCATCAAACTTGTCCCGGAAGGCTTTAATATCTTCATCGCCTGGTAGTGGTATCCATTCCATTTCAGACTTTGGTTTTTTTACAATGGCGTTGATTGCAGGAGCATGTAACTTTCTTACCTTTCTCCATTCTTCTGCCCAACGCCTGTTGTATCCTTGAATTTCAATCGACAATTCAAATAAAGTCTTGTCGTAATATTCCATTAAGGACAAATTAAGCTCTCCGACTGCCATGCTACGGAGTTCGTACCACGTCAGAGGCTTTTTTTTTTCTTTGTTTTGGTTGTTCTGACTGTTGCGGTTCTTCAATTGGAAGCACAACACCAGTACGGGCAGCGTGTAGGAATACTGAAAGTATCTCTTGGAATTTCTTTGATCCTATACCAATTTGATCAATCCAATCATAAGCCTGAATTGGCGAATATTGCTTACCGTCATTATGAAGAGAAACATAGTTCGCCCCGTTTGAAAGAAGCGAAGCCATGAACTTAATGGCATTTTTCGGGAAGTTAAAAGTATATTTTTCCCCATCAATCTCAGTTTCTTTTACATCCAATAAACTTTCCATTCCATCCAGATCAACCCCGAAATCTTCGCAGAGTTTTTCAAGTGTGTAGGATCCTATTTTAATGCCGATTATACCGTCATTCGTCTGAATTTCGGTATAACCTATCAGCTTATTAATTTTCATGAGTTATTCGATTTCCTTGAAACTTTTTACGCTACATCTGCAAGAACAAGAGGCCCCGTTCCGCCAATTTCCATAGTCCATTCAACAGTAGATTCGTATTCCGCTGTAACTTCAACAGAAAGAACAATACCGTTACCTGCATATGTTTGCCATCCTGTAACAGCTCCGCCCATTTGGAAAGCGATTGGCGCGCGCGCAATTTCAAGCTCCATTAAAGATGCTAACCCAGCCTCATTCACCCCTTCAATGTAGTCAACAATTCCAGTTGCACTGCCGGTCCATGCTCTTTGCCCGCCAATAATTTCTTTCCATCCCAGCGAATCCGCGGTACTTACGTCTATTTCCGCTACCGTAGTGCTGATTGTTAGCGTTCTTCTATCAGCGATAGATTTAGTGCCCACCTTAGCCGTGAATTCTGATCCGTTAAACTTCATGAGCTATTTATATTAAAAATTAAAGTTGTTCCGCTAAATGCTGAAAGGTGATCCGCTTACGGTAGGTCCGCTGAGTATCTCCGTTTGTTAATTCATTGTTTGATCCTACGAACTTTGCCATGTAGACATTGAAACCTGCTGCCGATACACCGCTTTTACCAGGTGAAGGAACTACCCGTTTAAGTATTTCCCTGACAATTAAATCCCCCGGTTTTCTGCTGCCAAAATCCCCTTTAAAGGATGTGTATACTAACAGATCAACCGTTAATTCGTACATGAAACTATCCTTCGTATTCTCGCTTATAGGTAATATTCCGTCAATAATGATGTATGGGGTTTGCGTTGGTATGTCGGCAACCATATCGAAAACCGGGATTGTTTTACCGCCAATGACAATGCCACTTAACAGACTAAAATATCCCGCTCTGATTGGTAATTCTACTTCTTCCACTTACCAGCCTATTTTTACTTTTGATAATCTTTCTTGTAATCTTTTGCCTTCTTGAAGGAAAGCCGGAATTAGAAATGGGTGCTCTCTGAGTGTTCCTTTCCCGTTTTTGTAAAATGTTAAAGCCAGTTTTACGAATGCTGCCGGTAATCCTTTTACGTACTTGGCTGCGTATTTACCTGTTCCAAATTCGAGATATGCCGCTATTGGATCATCTGAAACGTTACCGGCAAAGACCATAACCGAATGCTTGTTAGGATCGAAAGTAAAGTTGATACTCTGTCTGACTGAGACTATTTCATCTGTTACTTCTTTACTATCTCCCGGATGCGGCTGTAATCTCATTTTCGCCATTCCAACAACTCGTAAAGCAGCGCCTTGAAGCTCTTTGTCAACCTTGGCCATTAAATCCTTTTCAACTTTACCAAGGCCCGTAATGACAGCATCCAAACCTTTTAATTCAACTCTCACGACTTACCACAGGTTAAAGCAATCAACATCTGAGTTTCATCCATATCGGTAATTGCGTTCACCAGAAGACTTTTGTCTTTATGCTTGATGATCATATCGGCCAATGGAGTCTTGTCTTTTGAATAGCGGACGATGATGTTGTAATAGCTGTAAAGTGCCATTCCTCCCGCTTCTGTTGCCCGTTTACTGGTTTTCTGCTCAACCTTAGCCCAGGTACTAAAAGCGAAAACCTCTGTTGCTTCTGTTCCGCCTCCTTCATCCTGTACCTTGTCAAGTGTATAGAATTCAATCTTATACCGAAGCTCACCGGGATTTATAGAAACCATGATTTGCGGGTATAGCGTGCTGCTGACTTCTCCCAACTTGTGGGCAATGACTTAGCTCCATTCGCACCTGTAATTGAAAATCCTTCTCGAAATGAAAAGTTATCAGTTGCAAGTTTCATAATTGCCAGTTGCAACCCCGCTGGAATATCGCCTTCATAGCCTGCTACATATTCAACCATAATCGGAGAACTTGAATCTGCTTTCAAGCTTACAAATGATCCTGTAAAGCCTTCAAGAGAATAATCTGTTACCAACGCTTCGGCTGAATCTTTAACCGACCTAATGCTAATCACAGGCCCATAAGGAAGCTCGCAGGTAGTCAATTCCTCCCACCGTGCCTTTACATTTGATTCAATCAGGGATAATCCAGTGTACAATTCAACCTGCTCACGCGCATCGGCAAGCAGTTTATTAAGCAAGTCGTCATGGTCGTTTGAATCAATCGCCAAGTGAAGTTTTAAGTCTTCAATGGTAACTGGCTCAACCGCTCCGTCAACTGGCCTGCGTTGTACACTTAATCCCCTGGTTGTCATTAATCAAACTTCTTTTCTTCCTTAGTGGATGGTTTGGC